TGCTTTTACAAATCCTGACATTATTTTTTTCCTCCGTTTCTAAAAATCTGTGTACCCTTTATACCATAAATCGACGCCACGACAAGGATCCAGAGATTTGTGAACCATGACGGGAGCTGCGAGAACATATCGAAGAACAATTTCACTTTGTCCATCGCTGTCGGATCATCTGATATCACCGCCCAGGCGAGCACCAACACGGGCAAACTTAAAATTATCAAAACGGCCTCGTCCTTCCAGTCCGATTGTCGGGCCTCTAACAATTTTCCCTGGTAAGCTTCCTCACCTTGGGCCATTTTAGTAGCATGCATCAGTTGTGCATCCGACATAGCCATCTTCGTCTTCTGCTTGTTAGCGTATATCTTACTTCCAGCAGAGACGGCTAATTTAATTGCCGATAACCACATATTAGTAAGCTTTAGAGTTTCTTCTTTTCTCTGCTAACATTCTTTTTTGACCTGGGACTGGCATCTCAGGCTTTCCTGTAGCAATATAATTGAACGCACCGTCAGCAGTAGTCTTGGATCTTGGGTCTACTTCCACACTTTGCTCTGGAACGTTAATCATTTTCTGTTTTTTATAGTTCATCATAGCGTTTTGCTCCTTTTATTAATCTTCATCTATCATAACTTGTGCTTTTTGTACACCAGTCTTTGCAAGACTAACTCCAGCACGTAATTTTGCTAAATCTTCGTTCTGTTCCATCTTATCTTCGGCTATTTCTTGTGCTTGCATCAATTTTGCTCTGTTTAAATCTTGAGTTGCCTCATCATTTTGTTTTTTACGTTCATTTTCCATTGCTCTAAGGTCAACTTCACGTGATTTTAGCTTTAGAAGAGGGTCATTATCGAATTGAGACGTAATTTGTTTCTCTTCTTTCATGTATTCCTCTGTCATTTCAGCAATTAAGACAGCTTTTCTAGCTTCGATTTGATTTGTGATGTCTTGAAGTTGTGCTTGTATCTGTGGATTTGTTGCTGCTTGTTGTTGCATCATCTGTAATTGCATCATTTGCTCTCTAAATTCAAGTTGAATTTGCTCTTGAGCCATAATTGATATGTGTTCAAGTATATTTTTTTGTATCGCAGCCATAATCGCAGGATTATTTCTAACCATGTTAGTTGACATAAAATTTAAATGAGCTGTGATGTGTGCTCTATGGTCTTGACCTGGAAAAGCTTGAAAAGGTTTTCCTGCCATTGCATTAATGTGTTCTAAACTTGGGTCCATAGGCGCCATTGGCGCTGGTGGTGGCAACACTGCATCTACATTTTTTACACCGATTGCATCATACATGTTTCTGTATATCTGATACATGTTGTGTAACTGCGGATTTGATGTTGCGATTTGTAATTGTGTTTGTGCAAGTGTAATTCTTTGCGACATTGAAAATATATTAGGATCCGCAACAGGTATAATATCTATTCTATCATCAAAATCTGTTTGTTTAATATTTCTTTGACCACCAACAACATCATATGGATATTCAGGTGGTAGATATTGTGAAACTACTTTTGATAATAATTTAAATTCTTGTTTCATAGCTGCATAACATCTTTTGTGTATTGCAGACATTACACGTGAGCCACGTTCTAATAATGCAACTGTAGTTCCAACTGCAGCTGCTTGATTACCATCACCCACTTGCATATCAGCAATAGCCGCGAATCTTTGACCAGCTTGTACAACTACACCAAGTAAGTTTAATAATGTTGGTGAAGGCTCTTTGTATGGTAATGGAAAGAATGCATCTCGTAAGTTTCCTCCAGGTGCATCGACATCCTTAAATTCACCCGGTTGTATTGGAGACGCTTCGTCTCTAACCCTAACTCCTCTTTGTTTAAATCCTGCAGGTAAGTTTGATAAAGTACCAGCGTCTAATAATTGACGGAGAGCCGCCGTTGCCGTACGACTCAATCCGCCAATCATATGAATGAGTCCAAAGCCATAAAATCCAAGTCCTGGCAGAAATTTGAAGTGGACAAAATATTGGATTTTATTTTTCTTTAGATCATCGGGCGCATAGTTCCTTCTGATAGAAAGAACTTTCCTACTACCTTCCTCGACTGTTACGATGTAAGGTAATTTTATTCCTGTTGGTTCACCATCTGCTCCAACATCTTCGAAACCTTCTAAGTCTAAGTTTACATGACACTCTAACAAAGTATATACAGGTTCATTCTTACCTGTTTTCTTTGTGCCTTCTAGTTCACGTTCTTTTTTCTCAAGCTCTCCATTAACATCTGTGCCTGGAGGGCCTAACTCTACGTCAGTGTAGAAACCATTGACTTGTTGTTTTCTTAATTCGTTTTCTGAAATTTTTACAACATGAATAATCGCTTCCGCATCATCTAATGAGGTAGCTGTATACGGAACGATTAATTCATCTGCTGGTACAAACTTAGATACTACTCTACCCATTGGTACATCGTAGTATACTTTTTTAAAAGTTGATCCAGCTAATGGTAAATGAAATAACATAGAATCAAATTCTGATTCATATTCTTTCATCTGATCCATAATAAGATAATTCATGTAATCTTTTACACGCTCGGACTGTTGTTCTGTTCCAGGATTTTTAATACCTATGATATTTGTTCTAACAGGACCATCTGCAGGTAATAGTTCTTTGTAAGCTTGTGCTTGAAACTGTGTGACTGCTTCTGCAAGAACTGGGTGTGTTGCACCTGAAGCTCCTTGAAATGGCTCAGTTCTGTTTTCGTATTTAAATCCTAGAAGATCTAAACCAGTTGTATATGCTTGCTCCCAATCTTTTCTCGAAGATTTGTAATCCATATAATTTTGAACCATCTCGTTTCCAATCGGCTCTAGATTTTCTTCTGGTAAAATATCTGCTAAGTTATCAAAGTGTGATTCTGTGCCCGGTATGTTTATAGCTCCCGGTTCAAAGTCGATTGTTGCACCACCATCATCTTCTGGTACTACTTCAACTGGTCCTTTTTGTTCTGCTTCTTCTTCCTGAACACTAACTTCTTCTGCCATCTCTTCTTCTGAAGGGATGTCAAGTTTCGTACGAGTGTTAGGGAGTCCTTTATCTATATCTGCCATTTAATACTCCTATACCTTCTTAACACGATTTAATAGACCTTGCAACCCTTGTGGGTTTGGTCCTGATTCTGGTGGCGGGCCTGATCTGTCACCTGCCTGTTTTAATAGACCACCGCCTGCTTTGTTTTCTCTAGCTCTTCTTATTCTGTCAAAGTATGGACCTGTCTTGGTTCTAAAATTAGATTGTATAATAGAATCATAAAAATCTAGATTCTTTGGTTCTTCAAAGACTTGTTGATTGTATGGATAGTTTTTTCTTTTTTTCGCCCCCGATATGTTTATCGAATCTATAATTCGATCTTTTTTATCTAAAAGATCTTCATCAAGTGCTTTCTTAATTACTTGATTTAGGTCTGATGATATCTCATCAATCTCACCTGTCTCTTTCATCTGTTTTATTAATTTTGCATTTTCATCTATAATAGATTTTGCATCTGATCTTACCTTTGACGGTTTTATTTTTACCCCTTTACCTAATTTATAGCCTGCACGTCCCCCTCCTGCTAAACCTAAATAACCTGAGTCTCTTAATAATCTTGGATATGGATTTTCTATTGAACGTAAAGTATTTAAATCTGATTGTCTTCCTTCTTCAAATTTAGGAGATACTGAACCCATAAACTTAGGTCCTGCAGATTCTAATTTTTGTATGTCTGCTTCTTTTTGTGCTTTCTCAAATAAATCAAATCCTTTTGCATAGTCACCAGAGCTAATATAGTTGCTTAACGCATCTGCCTGTCCTGATCTTACAATATCTCTATTAAATTCAGCTAATTGATTCTTTGCATCTTTAAGATTTTGTTCTGCTCTTTGTCCTGCAGTGTCAGCTATAAATTGATCTTCAAGTCCCATAAAAGTTTCTGGTTGTCCTCTTGATTTTTGTAAAGCCTCTTGTTGTTGTCCAACGTCCATTACCAACTGTGCTCCAGTGTTGATCGTGTTCATTGCATCTAAAGATCTTTTAATACTACCTATCTGTTGATCATCATAACCTAAACCTTTAAATCTTTTAAACATCTCTTCTTGTGGATTTATTTGATAATCTTTACCTAGAGCATAGTTAAGTAAGTTATCACCAAATGCTTCTCTTAAAGTCTTACCAGATGTCAACATATCATACCCAATCAAACCACCTTCAAAAGCAACGCTCGCTGCTATCGCTGCAGGGCCAAATATATTTCTTAATGCAAATGCACTTTTGAGTCCTCCACCTGCTCTTAAAATAGTTTCTGCAAGATTAACTTGTTGTTTGTTTTTAAACCCTTTTAACAAACCATCATCCAAAGCTTCTTTACCTATTTTTAGACAAGCCTCACTTCCCAAACTATAACCTATACGACCACCATCTGCATTTCCTATTGAACATTTGTTAGTTACTGTCGCTGCAAGATTTAAAAGAAGTTTATCTAATTCTGCAGCTTCTTTTAACACTCCTCTTGGAAGAGTAGCTCCTTCTTTTTTTGCAGTTTTAAGTATGTCAGTTAAGTCTAAACCTTTACCAAAAAATCTTTCTCTTGTAACCATAGATGGAACAGATTGAATATTTAAATTTGCTAAATCTTTTTTAAATACATTAAATGCTTTTTTTCTATCTGCTAAAGGTGTTTTAGATTTTTTAGATGCTGCCCAAGCTTTTTCAAAATCAGTTCTAATTTGATATTCGTCTAAATTATCATTATAAAAAGCTAAACTTGTTTTTAAAGGATTATTTTGTCTACCAAAATCATGTTGAATAGTATAAGCACTTCTTGGATCATATTTTTTTGGGTCTATGTTGTAATCAGGAATTAAGGCAAGATTAATATTTTTTCTTAAACCAGGTTTGTCATTTATAAAAAATTTTTGACGATATGATTTTATTGCTTCATCATAATTTTTTAATCCGAATGAATTAGCGTTTTTATTAACATAGTTTTTAAAATTATTATAATTAAAAATTTTACCAGTTTGATTGTCTTTAATTTTTATTTTATTACTATAATAATCTTTAGCATCCATTGTTTTAGAATAACCAGACTCAATACTAAATCTACCTTTTCCATCTACATTTTTAGTAGCAATCATGACCGAGTCTCTCCAAATAGCTTCATCAGCATTTGTAGCTAAAGGATCTAAACCTAATTTTTTAAATTGATTTCGTTTAGCTTTTTTTCTTTGTTCTAACAATTTAGCTCTACCTTCTTTAGTAGATAGTTGTTTTTTATAATATTTTTGTGATATTATTTTTTGTTTTTGTTTTCGTTGTTCTTTATATTCTGGATCTTCCTGTTCTCTTATTCTTGCGTTTTCATCTCTTCTGGCTGTTTTAACTTTAATTCTTAGTTCATCGGGACTTAGACCTTTTGTATTTATATTAAATTGTTTAGCCTCTTTTAAAATTTCTTTGTCAGTTAAAACATTAACTTTAGGTGATACAGTTTTAATATTTAAATCTCTTATTTTGTTAGAAACAGTTTCAGCTGACCATTTACCTTCCACTCCTTTTTTTACACGCACGGGCTTAAAACCTGCATCATTTAAATATTCGGCAAACTCTTTATCAAACCCTTTTTTAAAAAAATCACTCTTTTGAAATTTTTTGTACTCTTCAGCAAATTGTTTACTTGTTAAAGTGTTAGCTTTTTTTAAAAGATTAAATTTTTTATTTTGAAATTGTTTTTCTTTTAAAACTTGATCTATTATCCCTCTACCCATTTCTAGTTCTTTAGCTACATTTAAAATAACTATGTTAGAATTTTTAGGCAAGTTTTTTAAATAATTTCTAGCTTTTGTTTTTAAAATTTCAGATTTTTCTTTTTGTCCCATATACCCAGGTCTAGATCCATCAGCACTTGGTTGCACTAACATACCACCCCCGGCCATTGGATTACGTTTCATGAAATTATTGATTGCCTCTATAGTTTGAACATCTTCTCTTGGTTTTGGTATATCTATCTTATCTGCTGTCGTGACCTCTCCGTCGAAGAGATCCATCAACTCTATGATTTTATCCTGTAGGTCTTCCATTACTCACCTAACATTCCAGCGATACCGCCTGATGCAAAGTCATCATAATCAGAATAATCAATATCAGGGCCACGTTCTGATGCATACTCTGAAGGATTTCTTTCTGCAAATGCAACTTTATCTTTTCTTTTTTTAGACTCTACAATTTGTTTCATTGTAGGTCCTTTACCAGTGGCATAACTTTTAATCTTACCTAGGTCGGATGTAAGATCACTCATCTTATTAACAGTGTTCTCTGTAAACTCTGTAGTGTAATCATCCGGTCCATCCATGTAGTTTCTCATGTCATTCTCTGTAAATGAGAACTCATCGGCAGGTGTGCCTTTTGTGGTCTCATCAGCCTGACCTTTTTTAAGCATCATCTGCACTGATGTGTCTTGTCCGCTTTCTCCCATAACATTTCTTACAGGATCATCCACATCGACCATGATCGATCCATCGTTTAGATCCTGTGTTACCATGACACTCGTCTCGTCATCGATTTTTTTCATGTGAACGACCTGTCGTTCTTGAGTCGCAAATCTTTTTGTAACATCATCACCTTCGAGTATAACTTTGTTGACCAACTGATCAAACCATTCTGGTTTACCTGGTACATCTGCAGTTTTAATTATTGGAACTTTACTAACTGTCTTACCAACTTTTAATGGTTTAAAAATTTTACCAACGATTGGTATTGATGCAAATCCACCTAATAATTTTAGAAACGTTCTTCTGTTCATACCGTCTTTGAAACCAAGACGCATGATACCACCATCTGCATTTGGTTTACGAATCATGTCTTCTGTAACTTCTAGGTTGTCAAGTTTTCTCATGTTCTCAGATCTTTTGATCATTTCAAGTTTACCTGCGTAGTCTCGACCACTGCCTAGTCTAATTAATTCTCCAAGCAAACCTTCCGTGCCATCACTACCTCTGATAAACTCCTCTATCTGAGTATCATCCATGTGCGGTAGGAATTTTTGTAGATACATTTTCAACCCTTCTTTGTCTCTCTTTCTATACATGTTAGCAATTTCTAATAGACCTATATACATTTCAGGGTCTCTCGATTTCATTTCTTGAAACTTTTCTTTACCAAATACTTTTTGTAAAAATTTCTTACCTGTACCAACTTTTAAACCAACACGACCACCTATTGCAAATGTTTCATTATCTGCATCTGGATCAAAGTCCGCTGGTCCATCGTCGTAACTAGATTCTTGATCGTCAGCGTCGCTTGGCTTTTTTCTATTTTTAGATCTTTGTTTTGATAAACCTGTGTATGCTTCATCGTAAAGTTTTAATCTTTGTTTTGTTGGCATGTCATCGTAAGATAACCCCATTCTCTCTGCTAAATTTTCTGCTACAATCTCTGCGTCGTATTTAATATCATCTGCAAATCCTGGTGATGCATCGTCGATCGCCTCGTTTAACATTGTTTGTCTTTGTTTTATTTTATCAATATTCTTTTTGTTCTCTGCCATGATCATGTTTTTTAAAGTCTCTTCTGATGATTGTACTGGCGCTGCAATATCATCAGGACCACCTCTGCTTCCTGGTGGTGGTAGATCGTCAACTGCTTGACCACCCATGATCTTAGAACCTTTTGGTATTTCTTTACCTGTGGCTATCTCAAATATTTTTGCTGACTCTGCGTTTCTGATTCCTGATTGTATAGTTTGTTTACTAGCAGCTTCTATTTGATTAATAATTGTTTTTAATTGTGCTTCACTAGTAATGGCTCTTGGATCGATACCATTACGCATCAATAGATCAGCCATAATATTTTCTAGCACTTGTATTTTTTGTGGTTCTCGTAATGTGATCATAATGCCGTCGTCAGAACGACCGGCAGCTTGTTTAGCTAAAAAATTTCTGATAATTTTATTTATCATTAATAATAATTCCTTTTAGTTTTCTCGACGTTTTCATCAACGTAATCTTCAGGGTGTTGTATCAAACCACCTTGTCTGAATCGCATAATCGCCTGTGTGGTTGAGTCCACAAGGTCATCATGATCGCCAAACGGAAACGCAGCGCACTCTTCCATGACGTCGTCTGCGAATTTCTGCTCCGGACACCATATCATACCAGATTCAAATAAAGGTGCAACAGAATTAACTCTGGCGTGTTTATCGTTTCCACGTGATGGTGTGAAGTTAACAACCGGTATATCCATCTGTCTAAGCTCGTATGTTAACGGTAATCCTGACGCTTTCGCCTCCACAATAACAGATTCAGGTTTCCAATATTCATACTGTTCTAATGCAAGTCTACGTAATTCAGGAAACTCATATCTACCTTTTATGGCATCCAATAACATCAGATTGGCCGGACTATCCTCATCAGGATAGAACACACCCCATGTCGTTATCGCAGAATAGTCTGCAGTCTCTTTTTTTAAAAATGCCGTATCATAGGATTGTATCACGTGATGTAATGTCGGTATCCAATCGTTAGGCCATATCCTCCACCACTCACGTTTAAGAATAGCTCCTTCTTCAGCTGTCGGGTTCTGCATCCACTGTGCATTCCATTTGCCCGTGGGCAGTGTTGCCTGGACCTTCTCCAACTCATCCAGCTTCCAATATTCAGGCCACACAGGTTTAGCCTCATCTGTTCCTTGGTCCATGATTGCCGGAAATTCGACCACGTGCCACTGATCGGCCTTCGCCTCTTTCTGATTGTTTATAAGTTTTGCCGTAAGATCTTTATTACTCCATCTTGTCATAACCAAAACAATTTTACCACCAGGCTGTAGACGCTGACGT